TTTGAAAAGTCGACGGTCGAAAGTTCAAATCCGGGAAAGGTCATACTATCTTCCTTTTTGTCTAATAAAAACTGCAAAAACGGCTCTTTACATTCGTCTACTAATTTGAAGATACAGAGCTTTATTTGAAAAGAGGTTTTGTCCTTTTTTAATAGGGATTTGAAATTTTTCTCTACAGAATTAGATTCGTCTTTTTCATCTAAATAAAAATATTTTTCGCCATTAAAAACATAGCTGGTTTTTTCGTGCTTATTAGATTTACCTTTATTATCAAATTCGTCTCTTGATAAAAATATATTTTCTTTTTTGAAGGGATCGACAGACATTATACTGTAACAATATAAAACATTTATATTCTTTGTTTATCAATTATTATTGGCGTTTCAGTAAACGTATTATTGTTTTTATTTATTTTACGTGCTCATTATTTTATCAATACTATATATAATGTCTGTTGAAGCTATTAAAAAGGAGATAGAAGATGAAAATGAAGATTACAAGGATTATTTAGAAAGTTATAAACACAGCATTAAAAATTTAAAGGAACAAAAAACGAAAGTAATAGCTTTAGTAAAAAGACTAAACAGTCATTATGATGCAATGGGCGTACTAACAAAGAATACAAAAGAATTCGAAAAAGCCTCAATTGCGTCACAAAAGAATTATTATGGTCATTTTATACAGCAATGCGAAAAGGGTTTGAAAGAACGAAAGGCACAGCATAAAAAAACAATGAAAGAATTGAACAATAAACTGAAGGTCAATTCCACAACAAAAAGATGTCCCAAAGGAACTCGTAAAAATAAATCAGGCGATTGCGTATAAATCAGTTTTATTGCAGATAAGTTGCTTTCTTATCTGCAATAAATAATTTACGAAAAATATATAAAGAATTCGCGGCATATATTATATCCCACCCCACGCGAATTGTTTAGACAGTCGGTCGGCTTTCTGCTTAAAGATGTACTATGATGACCCATATGATCCCACACTTGAGAATGATTACGATGATGCACCCGACGAGGTTTTTTCTTGTTCCTCGGACTCTACCTCATTAGATTCTCAGATGAAGAAACAGAGAAAGTTTCTTGAAGAAACCAAAGCACTCGACAAAGGATATTGTAAACTAAAGCGTCCTTCTGTTTTAGGAAATAGTTTTAGTGCCCCGGTTGGTATTGAAATTTATTCATCCGACGGCATTGGAACAAGGATTCGTGGAGCCATTACTGGAGTAAAGTATAATCAGTTTCGAGTTGGAACCAGCGACGAATATTTGTTTTTCAAGGTCAATATGGCAACCGGAGAGAAGGCTCTGCGAGGAAATTCCGTTTTCTTTTTTGATGATCCAGAACAATATGAGCGACACATGAAATGTTTGCTTAGTACTCAAACAAAAACGATTTGGTCCGAGAGAAATAAGAAGGAACTCGCGAGGAGGCGCTTGGCCGAAAATATCTAGAAATAGATAAATGAGATTTGGAACACTATTTCTATATTCCCTTCTTGTAGATAAAAATGTTATTATGAATACAAAAAAAATAGCTTCACTTCTCAGACGCGATGCAATTTCAGCCGAACACGCTGGATATGACGAACGGTTTTGTTTAGAGGGGAATACAAACGCGACGGAACTCTATAATATAAAAAAGAACATGCATCATCTTCTCTTGTTAAATCATTTACAGAATAATAAAGTTTCTTTATACGACAAAAAAGCCTTTATAGACAAACACGACATTTTAACAAACGGCCGTATATGTTCGGCGAATCTCCAGGCAGCAGGATTATGGAATGATTATTTCTTTGAAATAATATAAAAATCTTTTGATGTCATATTATAATGACATCAAAAAAACCAGTGAAAGCGATTGCTGTGTTTGATACGAAAAGAATAAAGGGTATGGTTTATTTTACCGAAAATTTGGCAAACGACACTGTCACCATGGATATTCACGTCGAGGGATTGAGAAAAAATGGGCTTCACGGATTTCACGTTCACGAATGTGGCGATGTAAGCGAACAATGTGAAAGTATGTGTGCGCATTTTAATCCATTTGGAAAAAAACATGGCTGTCCTGGGGCAAAAGAACGGCACGTTGGTGATTTAGGAAACTTGGAAGCAAATGGCAGTGGTATTGCGCATTATCAAAAAACCGACAATATGATTAAATTACGTGGGACGAAATCAAATATTATTGGGCGAGGTTTGATTATACACGAAAACGAAGACGATTGTGGTTTAGGTAATACACCTGATAGTCTAACAACCGGAAACGCAGGAAAAAGAATCGCATGTGCCGTTATTGGTTATGCAAAAACAAAATAATCTAATGAATATATAAATAATAATATGGAAATCCCCTCTTTTGATCCTTTACCTATTCCAATTTCAATTTTGGTTTTAACTGGAATATCAGTTTTAACTCTTGTTTACGTAACCTATGCAAGTCCTATAAATAAAATACCTCAAGTTATTGGAGAGCAAGTGCAAAATGCATCTGAATCGGTAGATCAGTTTGGTAAAAACGTAAGTAACTCGACTTCGGATCTTTATGAAAAAATAAAGGCTCCGATGAATGATGCAGTAAATTACGCAAAAGAATCCCTTCCTATTTCCGCAACAACCGCAAATAACTCTAGTGATCTCGGTGTCCAACCAAATCAACCGATTAAAATCGAAGAGAAACCGATTACCACGGGAGGAAGTAAAAAGCGGCGGCAAAAACGGTCAAAAAAAACTCGCCGGGCTAAAAAATCTAGAAGAAATAATTAGCATGTTGGTTGGTTCACTGCTATATTATATTTCTCCTTCTGGTTTTTCTGCTGGAAGTAAATAGTTCGCCATTTTTAGACATCTCTCAAAAAATTCATTTATTTTTGGTAAGTCCGCTCCTACAATCCCGTCATTGGGGATATAATTTGTATTATTTTTATAATAACACAATATTCCCGGAACGCCGTTGATCGTGCGTTTTTTTTGTAAAAATCCATACAATTCAAAACATTCATCTATGTCAATTTTCGCGAATTGAACATTATCTGGTAATTTGGCAATCCATTCATCTACTAAAGGCTCGATCTTTTTACAGGGTCCGCACCAGGTCGCACCGAATTTAAAGATAAGTAGACCAGGATTCGTTTGTAATTTTTCCGCAAACACTTCGATGTTTGGTACGTCTGTGATAACAGGGAGGGGCATTTGTATAATATATAAAATTATTTTTATATAGTATTTTTTTGTTTAATATTGACTAAATCAAAATAGGAATGTTGTTCGGAAAAATTTGTTGACGATAACAGTAATTTTTGGGCGGATTATTACGATCTGGTGGTATTTGATAATTTATATTTTGATATTCATTAAATTTTAGGGTTTGTTTTGAATCACTTGGATCTATCAATAAGGGAAGTTTTTCAAGAAAATACGGTTTTTCGTAACATTGTGTTTTTATTTCAATTGGATTCACTCTCGATATTTCATCGAGTCGTCTTTTTAGTGAATGTAAAACGCCATTCTCTGGATCATTTAAAATACTTCTTGTTCCTCGTAAAAAGCTAAATTGAACTACATAATCTGTATCTGCCCATGCACCAAAATGTTTTGTGGTCATAAATAATAAACAGCTTTGAGTAAAATCAATTGTGTTTTCAAACATAGCGCATGATTCATCGGGTTGTAGCGCAAATTGATTGGGTATATTCACCTTTCTGTCTAGTGAATCTCTCATTTCTTCAAAATAATTATATGCATAAGTTTGTATTATTTTTGAAAAAACTATTTTTCCCTTTTTGTCCGACGTGTCATTGTCCAAAATATATTTTATGTTTTCTAATAATTTACATAAAAATACAGTATACGCAATGACACATTCTTTTACTAATGGTTCTAAAGGGATTTGCCCAGTATTTGGTGACATAGATTTGGCATAGCCATATATAACTTGTATAACGTCATTATATGAGTATGGAGCAGATGCATTTCTAAAAACTGGAGGTACATAATTTGTGATTGGAGTACCAGTTTGTGTAGTAGGTTTGATTAAAGTAAGATATATATTATATTCATTATAGTCGTCTCCAGTTCCAGATAATTTTTTTGTTCCGTTCAAAATAGTTTCTATTGTTTTTAATGCGTTATACATCTCTGGTGTAAATTTAAAAGTGTTTGATGTCCCGTTTACATCGATCGTAACTGTGTATGGTTGTTGAGTTACTCTAGACATAGTCGTGCGACCTGGAGTTGGCGTAGGAGTTCGAGTAGGAGTTTGAGTAGGAGTTCGAGTAGGAGTTCGATTTGGAGTCGGAGATAGTAATTTTATCTGCTGCTGTACATTTGCTGCTATTGAAGCTATAGCTTGTTTATTCTTTTCATCATTCTGTTTATTCACAGGATCAAGGCCTTCATAAATTTTTGTTTTTAAAGATACAAATAAAGAAACAATGATTAAAACTAATAATAAAACGACTATATAACTATTTTTATTTTTCATATAGGTTATTTGTAGATAAAATATTTCTTTCTTTGTAGTATATGAATCATAATTTAAATTTACAATCTTATAATTATGAAGAACTTTTGGGACTCTTTGATTTACCTAAAAATATGACTTTTGAGCAATTAAAAACTGCCAAAAAAAAGGTTCTTATGCTTCACCCTGATAAATCAAAACTATCTGCTGATTATTTTTTGTTTTACAAGAAAGCGTTTGAAACAATTGTACAAATTTACGAGAACAATAATAAACAAAATCAGATTATTAATGAAGACACAACAAATTATAAACCTTTAGCCAATGATCTGAATAAATCGGCTGTGCAAAAAATAAAAACCGTGGCTGGTGAAATGAACCCCAAAGATTTTCAAAACAAATTTAATGAACTTTTTGAGAACAATATGGTACAAAAACCAGATACCGCTAAAAATGAATGGTTCACCAAAGAAGAACCAGTCTACAAAACCGAGGAAACCGTTTCCGCAAAAAATATGGGCCAGGTCTTTGATACAATTAAAAAACAAACCGCGGAAATGGTACGCTATCGAGGAATTCAGGAAATTCGATCGGGTAATTGCGGAACTCGATTATACGAAGACACTGAAGACGATGAAGACGCGGATATGTACGTAAGTTCGGACATTTTTGGCAAATTAAAATTCGATGATTTACGTAAAGTTCACAAAGACCAAACCATATTTGCGGTCAGCGAAAGCGATTATGACAAAATGGCGAAATATTCTTCAGTAGATCATTTTGTGAAAGAACGAGATCGAGTACCGGTTGTGCATGTCGACAAATCTGAATCAGAAAGATTATTAGATTTACAAAACCAGAAATTCCAAGAACGCATGATTCGTAAAGAACATGCGTCTAATTTAAGAACCATGCAATACGAGGAAAAAAATAAATCTGTTATGTCGGCGTTTATGCGATTGACGTAAAAATTGATTTTCTGAAAACTTTTTTGCAAACTAACAAAACAACAACAACAAAATGTCTCCCCTTTTTGAAGAACCCATTAAATACATGACGTTTTATAACAATACAGATTTGCCTGTATTGTTATCTTCCTGGAAGGACCGTTCAAGCATACTTTCCGAAGAGCGAATTGGACCGCAAGAAAAGAAGGTCATTCATTCTAGCGTTGGCGAATGGCATTTGTCCTCTATGTTTGAAAGAGGCGGTGATCGTGAGGCATGGAAAAACGCTGGTTTAGAAAACCATCTTATTATAGGAAAGTTTCGATCTCAGCCTTGCATATCAGGAAATTATTCCTGGATGGAATATGACAAACCCTTTGATTGTATTTATTCCGAAAGCGATTTGGGAGGTCTTATTACTTTCATTCGTTCATCGACGTAACCACTTCTTTTCTGTATCTAGCATTAACCCTCGGTAATCTACATAACGTTCCTCAATATCAGAATAGGTATCATATTGCACGACAGTTAAAGGAAACAGCATATACCATAAACCTTCGCGCTGAAGACGCTTCCAATATACATCCAAGGCAAACATATTTTTTTCTTCTGGATACTGAATCAAGTTTTTTACGCTTTCGCGAAAATTGTCAATTAATACATCATAATAATGCTTTTTTACTACATAACCAGTAGTGGTTTGACATTCACCAATCCGAATACAATAATCTGTGGTCTTTTCGTAAGGCGGCACCATATTTCCGCCTATTATTAACATATCCCATTCTAACTCAGTATTGTTCTCAAATTTTGTCAAATTTTCACGAAAACCCGATGGGTCTAGAAAAGTAATATCGTCTTCGCAAATAAACACGTGATCGTAATCTCTCTGTTTGGCAAGTTCTAAACATTTGATATGACTGAGGGTACAACCTATTGCCCCGACGTTTGTTTTACAAGCGTTGAACCGTTCTCCAACGACACAAATAGATTCTAGTTGTTTGATGACATGATTAAGTCTATCCGTCCGGTGTTCTAAATTTATAAAGAGGGTGTTTTTTAATAGATTCATTTGATAATAGGCAAGATATTATTTATATATATTAAACAATAATATAAATAATTAATGTTTATTGTAAATAGCCAATGTCTAATTTAAGGATCATTCTCTGTTACGACGAAAATGAGTATTTGCCATATTTTACATCATTAGGACACAATCTGAAGGAAAAAAATTTGTTATCTGTTTGTTGCGAAAAAATCGTCAATATGGATGATTTCAAAACTCTTCATTGTTTTGGTTCACATAAAAAAAAGGATGTAAATGCGATTTTAACGTATAATAATAATCAGTTTATTCGCGGGTTTTTTTATATTGATAATCGTGAATATTCTGTCATTGATTTTCGAATGTACAATAGTTTACAAATAGAGAATTTTTGTTACGACAATTTGGGTGCGATTCAATTAGGTCCTGAATTTGGCGACGGAAATCACATATAATAGCAGATTAGGAACCCTTGGTTTTTGTTAGTTTATTCTTTTTTTGCCGTAATATCTGCGAATACGAACGAGATATCGTCACACTCATACTGCTTATAGGAGCAGCGCATAACCTTGTCCGGATTTGTATGGGGTGCCATGTCCCATTCCTGTGTCCAGCGACCCAATACAAACGCCATAATTTCATCAGCCGTCGAAGAAATCAACCGCGAAATATCAGCCAGGCTTCCGTGAATCATCATGTCCCAAACGCCGTCACTGGCAATGAAGACGCGGTAATTTGCACCAGCCTCGAGAGGAATACAGAATCTCTCTGGTGCGTATCCCGTTCGTCTCGCATGACCGAGCGCCTGTGTACATGCCAATCGTTGGCTGTCTGGCCATGTGACATACTCCGAAGGCTTTGAATTGATCAGTCCTTCGTTCATCACTTGAATCGACGCGGACTGAGTAAATTGAATGAGAGGATTGTAGATCTTCAGTCGCTCTTTCTCGGATGGATGATCCCATGCATGATCAGTGGATTGATGAACTATCACACCGTCCTTAAAAACCACGACGCGTGAATCACCTACGTTTATACACTCAATGTGCATCCCGTCGACAATTTTGGCCAAGCACATTGTTGCGCCTGACTCCCGCTGATTCTCCGGAGGAAGAAGAGTGTCGAGATGTGAAACCATCGCCTTAACCGGGTCAATAGAGCATATCAACTCGGACATCTTTTCTGGTGATATCGAGCGCAATGCTCGAATAACATTGTGTCCTCCGTGACCATCGGTGATCATCAGATAGCGACAAGGTAGACCCGTAGCAATATCGGTACCTTCACCGATATAAAACTCGTCCTGCCCCTTGTCCATTTGCTTGATCCGACCCTCGATCTTCACCTCATGAAGCATGTCTGGTGCCGTTTCGTATTGTGCCATTTTTACTCCTACCGTTGTTGTACAATCCATTTTATAGAGAAAAAGATTTCAATTTTCTAATATTGAGAACTTTATTTTAATGGGATCGTCTTCGTTTTCCAATAATGTGTTAAAATCAGAGAACAATTGCCATCAATCGTCACCGCCTTGTCACCATCGCTTTCAAGCTCTTTATATAACTTCTGGTTCTCGTTTTCGGTAAACAAATAATACAGGTTTCTTGTCAATACATGATAGTCTAATTTTAAAGTTTCAATGTTTATTTCATACGCATCTTTAAGAGCTAAATATAAAATGGGATGTCGAGGAATCGCACCAATAAAACCTTGAAAAATAGTATTTTTTATATAAGATTTTACAGAAAAAACATCATATTCGAGAACAATATCATCCAGGTTTCGTTCTATCATTGCATCAGAATCTAAGAAAACGCCACCGTTTTGATACAAGAAATAATATCGAAATAAATCCGCTTTATGCGCACCAAACGGCATATTGTTGAATTTGTTAACAAGGAAAGGAAATTTAGGTTCTGGATATTTAATAAAATACTCAACACATTCTTCGTCTGTAAAATGCCGATACTGCCAATCCCTAGTAAATTTTGACAGAATTTCGAGAACATACGGAGGTTGTTTTTCCGGAGAAGATTGTATTATTATTTTTGGGATTTTCATTTTATTATAAGAACTATATAAATCGCATTTATATAGTTTATTATTCATTTTCTAAATAGGAATACGCATCTCTATTTTTTTCATAACACTTTGCCTTGTTTCCGCATTGATTTTCGTTTAATCTTGCGCTGACAGAACTTTGATATTGCAATTCATTTGTTTTTGGTTCTACAAAGCCAAATTTGCGGCATTTCCCCATGTAAGCACCAATTTCGTATTTTTCCCCTCGTACAGCAGGTATATAATATGCACATGTACGACAGATTTTCATATTCAATGATAACGATAGCGGAAATAGTAAACACAAAAACAGACTACTAATAATTTTCATCGACTTATATTGTTAGTAGATTATTTCATTATATTCTTCCAGGATAAATTATTTATTTGTTTAAAAAACCCCTTTACATTATTTATTGGATTCACATTCGAGACATAAGAAAATCCGACCAATAAAAAAAGTATAATCAAAAAGAAATACAACACATTTGTGGTTAAGTATGAATCCATGGACATTTCTTCAATAATGCCAAATCCTTCTATTGGGGGTTCACTCGTGTCATTCGTAAATTGCTCTTTGGGTACTCCGGCTACAGGCTCTATATTATGAGGTTTTGGGCAAAAATTCTTGTATATTTTTTTATTTATAGGATCAATTCCGGCGAATTCCAAAAACTGCTCTAATGTTCTTTTGTTGCCTAAACCATAGTATTCAATGTTCTCTTTTACGTAATCAGGAACTGGTTTTGCCTGAGGGTCTTGAAAATTTAATATGGATTTTACTTTATTAAAGGCGTCTGTGTCATCAAATGTTTTTTTATCGTCCCATACATGAGGTTGATCCGAACGCGTATATAGATGATAAACTGTAACTTCAGTAGGAGAATATATATCATATCCCGCTGTCCATACTCTCGCAGAATGTAATATCTCCTCTCCAACAAATAAATTTGGTAGATTAGGGTCATAAGGAACATCCTTAAGACACTTTCCTTCACAGAAAAACATTCCTGCGGCAATATGCGGGGTTTGAACGTATTTGTCTTTTCCCATATCCACGGCTTGAGCGCCTAAAAACGATACCATACCCTTTTCATTAAAAAAGGATTGACAAATTGTATCGACCATTTGTTTGTTCTTGTTTTGGTTGTCGTAATCCTGATAATTGGGAGGATAATGCGATAAAACCACCTCCTTTGATTCGGTATTTTTCTTAATATCATCAATCATTTTCATTAACGTAAGATCCCAATCTTTTTCAAAGAGAGTATGCGAATCAATTTGGAAAAAATAATCCTGATTATTAAATAGAGTTGTGCATAAATAACGAGCCCAGGTAGGGCCCTTTGCCTCAAAATTTTTCATTCTGATGGTTGAGACATTAGGTGAGTGTTTGGCAAGATCACCATGTAACATACAATCTTCATCCTCCTCTTTGTTCTGAAGACATATTCCAGCATATAAATTCTGTGGTTGAGCAGCGTTTTTATACATTGATTCTAAAGTTCGTGAACAATAAAAATCGCGATAACTTGCCACACTTACAAATATTGTTTTCTTTGAATAATCCATACTTATAAAATAGAATGATATATTATTTTTGTTTTAGTTCTTCCATCAATACAAACAATTGAGCGATTTGGGATTTTATAATCGAAAGTTCATTCAAAATTTGTGTTTCATCTGACCACGAAACCTTTTTGACTGTAGAATTTTCATTTACTTCTTTATCCGGACTTACTACTACGTTTTCGCTTTGAATCTGTATTTTAGGCTGCATAATAATATTTAATTCATATTCCCTTTGTTGCTGCTGTTGACGAATCAATTCCTCCATATTAGAAATAGGTTCATCTTTTATATTTTCGGTGAAATTTATTTCAACCGGCTGTGGTTTTTTTGTCATTGCGTCGTAATCTTGTTGACGTTTACTAAATTGATCCGTGTATTCTTCTGATTTATTAGAAACCGATGCTTGTTGGTTGTTTCTAGAATACACGGTTTGAGGTTCTTGATACGGAACCGACTGCATTGGCGTATTATTTCTTACTAGATTGGTAGAACGAGACGTGTTTTGATAAATAGTCTTCAAGTTTTCTACCATGTAGGCAATGACTTGCTTATTAAGTTCTTTCAATTGTTGTGTGGACATATTTACCCCGTAGTTTTTGATG